TGTGGGATTCTTATATGCCTAAAAAGAAATTGGATAAGATTAAAAGGGAATACGATGAAGCAGGCAGGGGTCAAGGTTATTATCAGGAGTATGAGTTAGAAGTACAAAATGAAGAAGATGCTTTATGGGGGCAGAAATATATTAAGCATTGGAAGGGATATTATGTGAATGAGGATGAGATAAATTATCTTGTAATTGATGGAGAGAAAGTTCCATGTAATACTTTTCTTGGTTGTGATCCAGCAACTGATATAGATACAAGAAATTCTGACTTTTCTGTTATAATGGCTGTTGCTATTGACAATAATAATAATGCATATGTATTAGAATATGAGCGGCATAGGTCTATACCAACTGTAGGAGCTAGGGGAGTTGATGATAAGCTCACTGGGAAAAAAGGTGTTGTTGATTATATAATGGAATTACATGAGAAATATCATTGTACATCGAGTACGGTAGAAGATGTTGCTATGAACAGATCGGTGTTTCAGTCATTAAATGAACGCCGCAGGATAGAAAATAAGTTTAGTATTGCCGTAATACCTGAGAAACCAGGGGGAAGAGAGAAGAGAAATAAGATATATTCGGGTTTATCTGGTAGGTTTAGCACTGGAACAGTATATTTAAGAGACAATATGTTCGATTTATCGCACGAAATCGTTACTTTCGGTTCAAAAATGGCACATGATGATACCATTGAGACACTTTTCTATGCACTTTTGCACGCTTTCCCACCAAATATGAAACAAAAAGGTGAAGGTAAGGAAAGAAGGTGGATAAAACCTAAAAGAAAAGCTAGACCCTGGGTAGTTGCTTAATGGCTAGAAAGAAAAAACCAAGAATCTATATAAAACCAAGTAAGAGAGGCAGTCTTAGGAAGGCTTTAAAAGTTAAGAAGGGTCAGAAAATACCAGCAGGTAAATTAAAAACTAAAGGAACTGATTCTAAAGCAATGAAGAAAAAGAAGGTATTTGCAAGAAATGCCCGTAAATGGAAGAAGAAATAATGGCTAGAGTTAAAACAAGCGAAAGAATATACAATATGTGGAGGTCTGCTAATTCTTCTGAAAGGATTAAGTGGCAGTCTGATAGTCAGAGAGGATATGATTTTTATTTAAATGATCAACTATCAGATCAAGAACAGGCTTCTTTAGAAGAGGCTGGGATGCCCACATTTCAAATAAACAGGATAACTCCTATTATTGAAACAATGAAATATTTCGTAACTGCTAATAATCCCAGATGGAAAGCAGTTGCTGTTGAAGGAAGTGATACAAATATAGCTCAAATCCATAGTGACATTTCTGACTACTGCTGGAGTGTATCTAATGGTAAAGCCGTTTACGGCAGTGTAATATTAGATTCTCTTGCTAAAGGTGTAGGTTATTTCTTTATAGATGTTGATATGAATCTTGATAATGGGAAAGGTGATGTTATTTTCAGAAGAATAGACCCATTTGATGTTTTCCCAGACCCAATGAGCAGGGATTTTCTCATGAGGGATGCTTCTTTTGTAATAGTAAAGAAAAGATTACCAAAGAATCAGTTGAAACAGATGTTCCCTGAACATACAAGAAAGATTAACAAGACAACTGAACAGGGGAGTATGGAAACATATTCAAGGGCAAATAGAGATAGTTCGGATGCTATTATACATGAGGACGTTTTTACATCTGTTGATGACAAAGGTGAGAAAGATATTATTGTTGATTATTTTGAATGTTATGAAAAAATAAGAGTTCCTTTTTATAACTTAACTATTCAACTGCATCCAAGCCCAGAAGACCTAGAAAATGTCCAAATGGTTGCTGATCAAAATTTAAAGGATTTTATAGGTGAATCTCAGGTAGCGACAAAAGAATCAATTGTCATGATAGAGCGTCAATTGGAAGCTGGTGAGATTATTGAAGAAAGGGCAATGCTTGAAATACAAAAAGCTGAGAAAGCTCTAGAATATGGTATTGAGAGGAAGAAAGCTGAAATTGATTACGCAACTCAGGAAGAATTGAATAGGACAGAATCTAAAGTAGTTACTGAAGAAGAATATAAGATATTAATAGAAGATGAAAGCATTGCACAGACTATTATAGATGCTTCTAAGTTTCATGAACGAAGGGTACAGGTAAGTTGTACTCTTGGGAAAGATATAACTTTGTATGAGTATGTTCTTCCAATTACAGATTTCCCAATAATTCCAGTTCCCTACTTATATACTGGTACGCCATATCCAATGTCAGCTGTAATTCCTATGGTTGGTAAACAGCAGGAGGTAAATAAAGCACATCAAGTTATGCTTCATAATGCTAATCTTGCTTCTAATCTTAGATGGTTATATGAAGAGGGAAGTGTCCCAGAAGAAGAGTGGGAACAATATTCATCAGCGCCAGGTGCTTTATTAAAATATCGACCTGGGTTCACTCCGCCTACACCCGTATTACCAGCCCCAATCAACAACGCATTCTTTACAGTGACTCAAGAAGGTAAATCTGATATGGAATATATAGCTGGTATTCCAAGTTCTATGATGGGTTTTGCTCAAGAGCAAACTGAAACATATAGGGGATTGCTTGCTAATGATGAATTTGGAACTCGAAGAATTAAAGCTTGGATGAATAGTGTCTTAGAACCTGCATTAGAACATACAGGTGAGTTATTTAAACAACATTCTCAAGCCCACTATAAAATTGATAAAATATTTAGGATTGTACAGCCAAATACATCTGGCGACTATGATGAAAAAGAAACAAGAATTAATATCCCTATATATAATGATTATGGAGAACAAGTACAGCTTTGGAATGATTACGCATCATCAAGATTTGATATAAGAATAGTTGCTGGAGCAGTTATGCCTCTAAATAGATGGGCATTGCTTGAAGAGTATTTCAGGTGGTTTCAGGCTGGTCTTATTGATGATGTTGCTATGTTAGCTGAAACTGATGTTCGTGGAAAAGAGCAAATACTTGAGAGAAAATCATTATATGCTCAACTGCAGCAGCAGATTGAAGCTTTGCAGTCTCAGATGAAAGATACATCTGGCGAGAATGAAACATTGAAACGTCAATTAGTGCAAGCTGGTATAAGACATCAGGTGGATGTTGGCTCTAATGAGGTCAAAAAGGACGTACTTGAGACTGAAGCTCAACAGAAATACTATAGAAAATTGATGCAGGATGACTTAAAAAAGAAAACAGAAAAAGAATTGGAAGATAATAGAACAAAGTGATAAATTTAAATAACAAACAAGGAATAAACTGATGGCGCAAGAACAAGGTAACGCTTTGCAAGAAGCCCCCGATGTTGGAAGCCTTCCAGATTCATCCGATTTCTTTTCCCAGTTAGATGGGGAAGTAAACGGAGGTATTCTTGAAAGTGATGATTCTTCACAAATTTTAACTGATAACACAGAGAAAGTTGTTAGTGAAGTTCAGCAAGAGGATGTCGAGACTCTTAAAAAAAGGTATTCTGATTCTAGTAAAGAAGGAAAACGGCTTAACACCCGTCTGAAGGAACTAGAACCATATTTACCTATACTTGACGAAATGCGAAAAGACCCTGAATTAATCAATCATGTGAGAGGTTATTTCGAGGGTGGAGGTCAAACTCCTCAAAGTGTTACTGAGAACCTGAATTTGCCAGAAGATTTTATCTTTGATGCGGATGAAGCAGTATCAGATACAAATAGTGATTCAGCAAAGGTCTTGAACTCAACTATTGACAAAGTTGTTCAAAAAAGACTTCAGAATGAACTTGGAAAACAGAAAGAAGAAGACAGGATAGATTCTGAAGTAGTTGCTTTTAAACAAAAGCATAGTTTGAATGATGATCAGTGGAAGCAGTTTAAGGATTATGCAGATTCTAGACCCTTATCTCTTGATGATATTTTATATTTGAAACAGAGAGAAGAAAATGTTCCTCAGGAACCTAGAAACATTGGAGTGACTGAAAGGGCTGCTGAGCATACTAAAAAAGCTCAGATTAAGCCTCAATCACTTGCTTCAACTGGCTCTGCATTAGCACAAGAAGACCCAGACAATGATCTGTTTGATGCCATTTTGGGGATTGACAAGAATCTAGAAAATGCATTTGGTTAATCGCTGAACTTTTTTCAGTCATTGCCAGATGCTTAATCTCTAAAAGGAGAAGGTAAAAATGGCTGATTTATTTAAACTAGCGGATGTCGGTGCTGCT